TGGGTTAATACCCAGGGAGTTGCCGGTTAATGTAGTAGGACCGCTGTGATAGCGTCGCTTGGATGTCTATTGCATTTGTTGTAATACTTTTAGTTAAGCAACAAATGTGATGAGACTAACTTTCGATTCTTAAGCAAGTTCTATTATATCCGGGAAAGGACACCTATATCTCTTTGTACAGGTAAAAATGCCTGTACATCGTAACCTGCTATCGACAAATCGTAGTAGTCGAATAGTAAATATACTACAGAAAGCCCGTGCACTATATGGGCTAGGAAAAATCAAAATGACGGTACGCATTGTACTTTTATGTAAATCCGTAGCCATTTTGGCATATGTGCACACTTACTGTTGGTTTACTGATCAATCCCATCTGATAGATCTATGGTTGTAATCAACAACTGTTACCTCCTTATTTAGGAGAGGGAAAACATATTTGGAATGCCTTATAAAGATTCCTTTCGTGTGAGATTTATTTCACACTGCCGAGCATACCCCTTTGAATGCCCGAGGATCCGTGTGGATCATAAATTTTAAGGGAAAACGAGCACACACCTTTGAATGCCCGAACACTTTTATTTCGAACATATGTGGGCGCGAAACCACGTTCGAAGTTTGAGTTACAAATTTAAGGAAACCCCCAGGATTTTATTTCCTGGAATACAAAAGCTTTATGGAGTAGCTTCCGGAGTGACGAGTCATTATGACTTCCGGTTTGTTCAAAACATCCGATGATTTGTTTGAACAACTCTCAGCATGTAGTGGAGACATGGGCCATGATTCATCATGGTACGAAACATATCAAGCTGTATTTCAAGAAACGAATTATCCAAATTTTGATTAATAGTTCATTGCGTCGTGAACAATGAACCGTATTTCAATCTAATGGGGGGTCGTTCAAAAGTCAAGGCTTCAAACTTTTACGACCGACTTTTTCACCACAGGCACCTTGTTCCAGAGGGTTAATAGCCCGCAGGGGGTCTACTGAGCTGCGAAATTACTAACAAGTCACATTTTTTGCATCGGGAAATCTTTGAATACTTAAAGAACAAAAAATCACAAACAAGAATCACTCTTAATACAGAAAATTCAGAAACAGAAACACAATACAATGGTGGAGAAAGGAGAGAAAGTTCTTCTACGACTAGGAAAAGAACCGAGAGATCGGAGCTCACAATTGAAGAGCCCGGTCCCCCACGTAAGAAGCTCATGCAGAGCTTTATCGTTCCCCGTCCTCGGCAATTTCCACCACCATTGAAGGAAATGAAAAAGGGAGAGTCATTCAGTATCTCTCCATGCACGAAAGATTTGAAAGATTGTAAGTGCTGTGTTGTATTGCCTATTTTCACGAGTGAAGGCAAACATATCAGTTACTTCACAGATCACAGAACTGAAAAGGGTAAATGCATCTATGTTGAATATGGGTGCACTGGATTGCCCCGTCCAACTGCTTCTGATCAAGACATTGAGGATGGAGCACACGTATTGTGCAGGCTCAGGATGCCAAATATTGCAGTCTTTCAGCCGGAATCAGGCAAGGAAGATGATGAAGAGTCAGAAGAGACACCAGTCAGGGAAGTATTGGTGCATGAAGATCTACAATTATTGCACAATCCGCCGCAAGTTGAGGAAAAACCCGAAGTTGAATTTGCACGAAAATCGGGTCTCGGTGCCCAACTGAATTTGGTTAGGGAAAGAATGGAAAAGGATTATTCTTCCCAACTTATCAGGAAAAGTACGAAGATGATCACACAACTGGCGTTGCTGTGTATTGGTTTGAATCACGACACGAATCTCACTTCTGTTGTCACTCGTTGTATTGCGTTCTTAGATGCATGCATAGGAAATGGAATCATTGCCAAACTGCATGATTACTTGCATGATTACATCAAGGGAGCAGAACTTCCCGAAGTTTTGGATGGAATGAGATTTGAGGATGCTTTCAATGTCGAACTCAACGTGACTAAACCTGAAGCACTATCTACAGGTGCAGTCGCGGTTTGGGAAACATTGAAAAAAGGAATTTTCACAAAACATTTGTCATATGTTGTTGGAACAGTCTTTGCATTTGCCACTTGCAAGATTCAAAACATTGAATTTAATCACCCATTACAGGAAAAGATCATCGAACATGCGACAGCTGAAAGATTGAATGCAACGGATCTCATTGATCACGTTGTGAAGCTGTACAATTGGTGTTCAACTGTCGGTTTGGCGTGTTTTCAACAGAACAGTTTGCAACCTTTGGTCATGAACTCAGGTGCTTTGGCCACCTGTCATGAGGCTTATTACAGGATCAAACAATGGTTTATCAATTTCAAGAGAGGTGAATTTTCCTCTTCTGAAGAACGTCAGGCCAAATTCGTGGAAATTGAGTGTGTTTACAACACCTTATTGAAAATGACTCAGACAGATCGAGACAAATTCACCACTCTACATTCCTCGACCTTGTTGAAAGAGGTTCAAATTCTCTACAATGATTTGAGGGACATGATCTTGAAAGTTTGTGCAGTGAAAGTAGCTTTTGGATTACATATTCATGGTGAGCCAAAAGTTGGAAAATCATACATCACTCTAGATGTGCATGAACAATTGTGCGCCGCGAGAGGAGTGACCTTCCGAAAAGATGACAATGCTCAAATCAACTTGACTGCACCATTTTTCGATGAATTGACGAACAGCACTCAATGCATTACAATCAATGAAACGAGCCCCATCAGAGAGGCTTATTCGAAAAACATGGAAGCAGCTTACAGTCTGGCATTGGCTTTGGTGGACCCAGTTCCTTATCATCCAAATAGATCAAATTTGGAAGACAAAGCCAAGATTACTTGTCAACATTTGTCGGCTGTTTCCACAGGAAACACGGAAGAGCCTTTCATCCATGTTGCTAAAGAACCAGGGGCATGGTGTCGGAGGTATCTGTCCGTGAAGATGCGCGTGAAGAAAGAATTCGCGGATAGCGATGGAAGATTCGATTCAAAATCTGTGGATGGATCCAACAACTATCATTTATTTGATGTGTATGAAATCATCTATGGTGAGAAGAATAAAACACGCAAATACTTCAAATATGGAGATGGCGAGAGTCGAAACTTGGACACTAAAAATTTCTTGGAATTGATTCGCCATCTTGCCATACAGCACTATGAGAATGAAGACAAACTCGAACGTTTCAGGAAGAATGAGCGAAAGAAAGCATGTCTCGTTTGTAAGAGACTCGCACATTTTTGTACTTGCTCGAAAGTGTCAAGGCAAGTTGACTTTGATGATATGACTAGAGTTGAAGCTTCTGTTGTTAGCAATGTGCCATTTGAAAGCAGATGTCCCAAGAGCGATAATATGGGAGGCCATTCTAACTATTGTGATTTCGGCGAAGAAGGAAATATGCCATGTAAACGATGTGGCAACAAACCCGAAAATTACACCGAGCCTGAGAGTGGACTGGTATCTGTGGTGCTTGGAACTGCAGCGTCAATCGCTAAGGAAGCAGTTGCACCATACTTGAATCCCTTTGTCAAATGGAAGTACATATGGTCCATAGATCAAAGCACTGGCAATGTGCTGAGGGAATCAGTTTTGGAGGAGATATCTCACATTCCAGAAGGAGTGATCTCAAAAACTCTCAGTCTTGTCCCGCAACCATGGCTAGAAAGCAATGGTCAGCCCACATTGTTGGGCAGGATGAAGCAAAGATATATTCAATTCGTTGCCGCAGAAAGGCAAATTTTTCTACCAATCACAACACTCCTTAAAAGGAGTTTTACATGGTCTTGTATAATATTCATATTTTTCACATTTTTAATTTTTGCATTGGAAAACATTGGTAGACATTTAGAACCTTATAGAATAAATCCCAAATACATGCGGTTGTTTCATCCCAGAGAATGGGAACTTGTGACACTTGAGGTCCGCACAAAGACGAAGTTTGGACCAATTCCACTCTTTCCTCAATGGTCGAAAGAAGTCTTCGAGAATCGAGAATATTACGCTTCGCGAGGAATCTACACAACGAACTATTTAGATTTCAGCGAGTACTTCTATGAAGATCTCTATGAAATTCAACGACAACTTGGAAGAATCGTGTACTATTGGTTTTATGAAGAGAAGTACGTTGTTCAAGTTCTCACCAAGAAAATGTACGATTGGTGGACATTCCCAGCTACAATGGCCGCAATTTATTTTGTCTTGTTCTTTCTACACATGTGGTTGAGACGCGCTCTAGGATTTTCAGCGCGCGTGAAGAGATTACAGAACTTGACACAAGAGAATCCTGCTCTACGCAGAGAGTTATTCGAGCGTAGTAGACGACACATGTCAGAATTTTGTGATATACCCACTGCTATTGGAGTAATGGGGGCCGTGTTGTGTGGAATTTCCATTTGGAATATGATTCGAAGAGACACTGAACCGCAATCTGGACTTGAACGCACAGGAAGCAAAGCGGATAGCTGGAACTCCTTCATGTCGTTCAATTGGTCATCCCCAACTAGTTCTGCTGATAGCTCGCTGTCATTAGATGCCACCGAGAAGATGGTTGGCAAGCAACTATGTTGGGTGAAAGGTAAAGTTGGTGAAGAGAACCGCAGAGTGTGTGGTGTATGGATTCGTTCTGGAGTGTTATTGTTACCATTGCATTTTTTCCGACCTGACGTCTACAATGGCGCTGTTCAGGAGTACACTGACTTGGAGATTGATAGTCAAGGATTCAAATCAAGTGTGACAATTTACGACAAATCACTCAGACAAATGGCAAACAAGGATGCCGTTCTTGTGAAGGTGCCCAAAGCACCCAAAGTGAGACACGATATATCCAAGTTGTTGCCAGTCAATTCCCCAACAGATCACCATTCAGCAAGAATTTTGCACCTTGAAAAGGTAGGAGAGAAGATTCTCGTGGTGCCTGAAGCTGTGAATGTCAAATACGACAATGATGTCAAATGTGCGAACTATTCTTGTGGTCGTGGAATTGAATACGATTCCAAGAAAACTCAGACAGGCTCTTGCGGGGTTCCAGTGATCAAGAAAGGAGTGATTCTGGGATTCCACATAGCTGGAGGTTATCGAAGGAGCACAAAGATTGGAATTGCTCAGGAAATAAGCAAAGCTGATTATGATGCAGCGTACGAAGTTCT